TCAGCGCCGCGAAAGCCAATGCCCGGGCGTCGTCCTGCCGGTGCCATACGCCTTTGTCAGTGTCCAGCACGTACAGGCTCCATCCGTCCTCCGCTTCCTGCACAGACAGGTAATACTTCCCGTTCATCGCGCCCGCCGCGCCGAAGCTCAGCTTGTCAGGCCCCAGCGCTTTGCTCACGCATTCCGGCAGTCCGTCAAACCGCTGGACGCCGTGAGCGCTGAGGTAATACATCATGCCGTTGGCGGAAACGAGGGTATCGCTGCTGCCGGGGTTCACGCCGTCGCACTGGGTTGTCTGCAGCTGAAAGTTGGCGGGGATTTCTCCATAAACCCGATGCAGGCAGTTTTCCTTGAAAAAGCAGGGCGTACCCCGGTGCGTCACCGCGCCGGTAAATGGCCCGTCGGAACCCAGATGCGCGAAATAGCTGTCCTGGCTGGTGCCCGCGAACTTCTGCCAGTTGGTAAAGTCCCCCAAGGCACAGGCATACATCATGTTGACGGTTTCCCCGTCCTGCTCTCCGTACCGGCAGCCCCACAGGCGGTTGTTGCATTCGATCACATAATCCATCGCGGGGGCCTTACGGTCCGCCCGGACGCATCCGGCAGTCTGGGTGTAATTCTGATCGATCACGCCGGAAACGACGATCCAGTCCTCCCCCACCGCCTGCACGATCTGCGCGGCGTTCAGAAAATCGAACTGCGCTTTCAGCGCCTCGTCACTGCCGGCATACTGAATCCCGCTCAGGGTCACGCCGTCCTGCACCTTGAGTCCCCTGCCGATCCCCGGCGCGCCGATGCGCACATACACGCTGGAAACCGCCGTCCATTCGCCGTTCCAGGTGTACAGCACGTGTGTTTTTTCCCTGGTGTCCAGCCAGTAGTCCCCTGCTTCCGGTTCCTGTGGTTCGGTATCGCTCACGGTCATTTTGCCCCGGGGATATTCCTGCCCTTCCAGCGTGCACAAAGCAAAGGTCACCGCCTGACCGGCGGACGAAGCATAGAGCCGGTTGATGGAGCCATGGTCGGTCATGTCCACCGTGTTGCAGTACACCCCATCGGGAAACACCAGCAGGTACGCGCCCATAGATACCATCTGCTTGGGCAGCATGTCCGACACCAGCGACAGATCGGTGATTGGCGTCGGTTTGCCGTCATAGTACAGGGTGCTGCCGTCGATCCAGGCCAGCTTTTCCATCGCCATCAGCCCCAGCGGCTGTTCCAGCTCGGCCACGATGCCCCTCTTTTTCCGACTGCACAGCAGAGGCCAGCTTTCGCCGGTCATATTGCCCATGGCGTCAAAGGCGCCGTCGTAGGTGCGGGGGCGGCGGTCAAGGCCGGTGAACTGCTCCGTCCACAGGGTCCGGGAGGGGATCGCTTTCAGTTTCGGATAGTGCATGCCCGTCCCTCCCTCAGAATTTCAGCGAATTTGCTTCCTGTTTGAAGCGGTGCTCGCGGTGATACGCCCGGGCGAACTGCCCCCAGGCGCTGCTGAACAGCAGCAGGCTGTTGTTGTATTTGTCATATTCCAGATTCACCAGGTCGATGTGCATTTGCAGGAAGCAGGGATACAGGTCGTCATACGGCGCTTTCGCCAGCAGCTCGGTATCCGGCGGCGTGTCCTGGGTATACCCGGCAAAGGTCTTCGGTGCGTCCGCGTCCGGCTCATGGGCGGAAATGACTTCCTTGAAAATCCGTCTGTCCAATTGGCTCAGCCAAGTGATCTTCTGCGCCTTCGCCACCTGATTCGGCTTCAGCTCATCCGCCTGAAAAATGGCCTGTTCGATGGTCATGGTATCAGCTCCTTTCAAGGACACTTTAAATCACAAAGGGAAACGCTGGGGCTGTTCGCCCCAGACCCCAACCAGGGTCCTGAGGACCCTGGACCCACAACTGGCGAAATAACGTAGTTGGGATAAACAGACAAGTTCCGCCTGCAGTGCTGGGGTTACGAAGAGTTTGAGGGCTTCTGGCCCAAGAAAGCCTGGGAACATCCGAGAGGGAAAGTAAACTTTCCCCTGCGGATGATTCCCTGGCTTTCCCCGGATGCAAAGCATCCGGGTTGGCGGCTTCGCCGCCGGGCCAGAAGCACTACGGTACCAAGCCAATCTTGCACGTTCCTCCAAGTCTCAGCGGGAACCAAGCTGATTTATTCAGTCAAGTTATATCCGCTATTGAGGTCCAGGAGATGAAATCTCCTGGTGCAGGTGCACGAGGGCCGCATAGGCCCTCGCCCCCGTTGTGACTTAAAGCACCCTTTTACCACATTCAGACGCTCATGGCATACTCTCTGGTGCCGGAAGTGCGGGCGGCTTCCTGCTCCATGGCCTTCTGCGCGTCCAGCATTTCATGGATCACTTCCCACAGGGGCATGGGCACCTCCACGAACTGCTCCTTGGGTACGAAATAAGTCTTGTCGTTCACGCCGACCTCCAGGGTATTCTGTTCAGTGCGGCTGCGCTTGGGGATGTAGACCGTGCGCATATCCTGCCAAGGATCATACTGCTGATTCATTTCTTTGCTCTCCTTTTTCTATTTTGGATGCATTTACTTCACGATATTGATATTGTCCCTTATATGGCTTTCTCGGAAGGGGGCCTGGGGGAAACCATTCTTCGCCTTCCCCTATTAGGGGAAGGTGGCCCGAAGGGCCGGATGAGGTTTCCAAAGAGCGGTTTCCCCCAGAAAATCCTCCCGTTACTCGCCCTCGTCCACATCGCTGTAATGGCTGCCGCACTCCACGCGCAGCAGGCGTTCCTCATAGAGCACCGCGCCGCCGGTCTCAAAGTACACGCCGATGGTGCCGAACTGGTTGAGGGGGCCGCCGGCCTGTTCGGGGGTCTTGATGATGACCTCCATGTTGCCGCCGCCCACGTCGATCATGCCGAAGGCATTCTTGCCCAGGAACACGCAGCCATAAACCGCGATGCCCGCCGCGCCGCCTTCGCCGGGATAGATGACGGTGTTGTCGGCGATGCCATTCACGTTCTCAGTCACGGTGATGGTGGTGGCGGTGTTGTCGCTCACCAGGCACTTCACATTGCCCACCAGGATATAGCGGTCTTTCAGCGCGTGAGCCGCCACGGTGCCGCCGTCAAAGGTGATGGTCTTGCCCGCGCTGGAAATCGCGCCGTTCACCAGCAGGGTGTCGCTGTTGCTGGCCAGGGGCTTGCCCCGGTACACCCTGGCATTGTCGCTTTCAATGAAGCGCACGCCGTGGAGCTCGCCGATCTCGCCATTGTAGATTTCGTCGGGATGCGCGTATTCGTGGGCGTCCAGCCAGCCCTTGGTTTCCCGCAGGTCGTAGGTGACAGAAGGATGCACGATGGCAATGTACTTGCCGTCGATCTTGGGGGCCTTGTGCTTTTTCAGCCAGGTCACGGCGCGGTTCACCATGGTAGGCGTCAGCACGCAGTCGCCGGTCAGCTGGGAGCGGGAAGAAATCTTCGTGCCATCCGCCTTGTCGCAGTACATCACATTGCTGCCGCTGATGGCCACATTCCGGGCGATCTTGTCCTGGGTGTTGCCGCCGGCCGCGCCCATTTCCTCCGCGGCGTCCTGGGCCACGGGGTCGATGGCGTGGCGTTCCAGGCGGCGGCCCAGGGGCGTATACGCGCCGTATTCATACACGGTGGCCTGTACGGCGCTGTAGCCGAACTCCTGACCGTCGGGGATCACACCCTCCTTCAGGCGCGGCACGTCGCCAAAGGAATTGGCCTTGCGCATTTCCACGGTCATGCCGTGATGCTCAGGCAGGGGAATGCTCTTGGCGAACTGGGCAAACACGTGGTTGCTCCGGGCGTTCTCCAGGGCCTCGGTGTTGTACCATTCCTTGATCTGCGGAGCCATGGTGTGGTTCTGGTCGAAGGGCGTTTCCGTGCCGGTGTAGGCGTTGGTGTAGTTGCCGGTGTTCGCCACCGGATAGCCGCCCTGGCCGCCGCTGTCGGCCATCAGCATATCGCGTTTCATCCAATGAAAAATCATCTCGTTACCTCCTTTTTAATTGCCTTCCCCTTGAGGGGAAGGTGGCGCAAAGCGCCGGATGAGGTGCCATCACACCTGATCCATGAAATTGATTTTCTCCCCGTTCCGGATCCTGCGGCGGTATTCCGCGCGGGTTTTCCGGTCCATGCTCTGCACGTTCACGCCCATGTCCGCGCTGCCCGCGGGGTCCAGCCCGTTTTCCCGAGGCCTGCTGGCTCCGGCCATCACACTGGCCGCGACCCGTTCGCCCGCCTGCTGGGCGGCGTAGAGCATGCTGTCCCGCTGGATTTCCTGACCGTGCACTGCGAAGTAGGCGTCCTTCACGCTCATGCCCC